GGTCCTCACAGTTTTTCCGTTTTCTGCCTGATACGTTACTCAGAAGGGTCTCGGTCGTGAGTTTAAGTATGACAGGTGTGCCATAGCAGATGATGCTTTCTGTCTCGAAACGAGCCCTTCTTAGTCTTACACATATTCACCTGTCAATGTTTTAGTTGACTACAAAAGTTAAACCTCTGTAGTTAAACCATGAGTTACACTCTTCTGGGATACTATCTATAGTATATCCTTTGTATATTTTGTCGCCTATTTTTATCTTAGTGCGGTCGCTGGGGTAAAATTTTATCGTTGTCATATTTTTATTATCCATAAGTGTTCGTATTTAGTTTGTAATTATTTTGTATTGTTAACAAGTTCTCTTACTTTTCCACCAAATTCTTGATCATTTGGGTATTGTTCATGTAAAGTTTTAACTTGTAACCATCTTAGTTTTGGTAATACAGTTTCTTCTTGATGTTGCATATACTCTTGTACTGTTCTAAAATCACTCATATAATATAACTGTGATTAGGATCAATTAGTAACTCACCTTCAAATATTTTCCTTGCTTGGTTGTAAGCATATTGCCATTTTTGAGTTTCTGTACCTGCTTTTTGCGTAGTACCATAGTATCCGGCTAAGATATCTTTTGTTATAGCCTCTATTGCTTGTATTTCATTCATTTTCTTCACCATTAAAAGTTTGATAGTAATCTAGTTCGTCTTGTAATTTAGTTATTAGTTCTTCTAAGTACCATGTTATTTCTTCTACATCACCGTCAAAGTGGTTGTGAAAGTTATCATGTACTTCGTCCATTATTCTTTCTACATATTTACTCATTTAGTATATCATTTATAAGATCTTCCATATATGTTATATCGTGAGCATATTCTAGTAATTCTTGTAATCCTCTTTTTTCATAAGTGGATAGATCTTCAGTTTCATTATTCTGTAGTGCTTCTACACAATCTCTTAAATCTCTTGCAGTATTCTCAAACCTGCAGTAACTCATATTTCCCATAATTATTTTATTAATTCATCTATTATATCTTCTATTAGTTTATCAGCATCTTCAACATACTTGTCATCAGTTTCAGTATAACCTAATTCTTCAAACATATAGTAATCTAATTCGTTATACATAGTATTGACTACTCTGTCACATACTTTCCATATTACTTCTTGTCTAGTCATATTAATTCAAGTTTATTTAGTAATTCTTTTGTTTTATACTTTAACATGCTACTACCATGGTTGTCTAATACCATTCTATGTAGTACTTCTGTTACTCCATGAGTTCCTTGTACATGAAAATTCTCATCTGAATTCTTACTTTTCTTGAAGTCATAGAACATAGTTCCACCGTATTTATTTGATAGTTTTTCTAAGTCAGATATAAAGTCATTAACTATTTCTCTGCACTCTGCACTTACTCTTTCGTTTAGTGCTTTTTCTATTGCGTTAGTATTTTTCACTTTTTCTTCTTAGTTTTTAATTCGTTAATCACAAGTTTAAGCGTGTGAATATCACTTTGGCACTTTTTCATTTCTGCCTTCATCTTTCTGTCTTGGTAAAATTGATTCCAAGAATACAAATTCTGTAGCTTTTTAATTTTCTTTGCTATCATTATATTGTTTTACTTTGTTTATTAACTCGTGTATTTCTTCGTTTGGAAAGGTAGAATACACCTCGTCTACCTTATTACTTACAAAATCGTAAGTGAATGCTTTTGTTTTTACACCAAATGGTGAGGATAATAAATCTCGTTTAGTGTATCCATACGGAGACTTCTGTACTTTATTGATCACTAACTTGATGTAGTCGTCATCGAGAATGATGGCGTCGAGATATTTAGTTGATATGTATTTATTATTGTTCATTTGTTATTATTATCCATTTACTTTCGTGTTTAGTCTGTAATTAACCAAACGCTTGTTCTATTACTTCATTTACTACTAACCACCAAGAGTAGCATAAACTTATTGTTATTAACACTGCTATTAAATTAGCAAACTCATCGGTTTTCATTATTTCTTTTATACTCATATCGCTTCTACTTTATATATTACTTCATTCATAATTATTCCTAGTTCATTTTCCATGAAGTCATACATTTCTTCACAGATATAGTTTTTATCGTTAGTTAAATATAATGGTTCTTCTATCTCACCATAGTATATTTCAAATTCATAGTTATCTATCATATTTCATTAGTTAAATTGTAAATAGTTTTATCAGTATGGAACATATATTCCACTTCATTTAAGTTGTAACCTAGTTGTACTCCGACAAACTCATCGAGTTCCATTTGATACTTTTCATAGTCAACATCGTTATACTGATGTACTTCACCACTACCAAAGTCTAGTATAGTTAGTGTTTGATTTGGATATAGTTTAGTTTTCATAGTATTTGACCGAGTATTTCGTAAAGATTATCTTGTTTTTCTTTACTTAGTTTAACATATTCACCATGAGATTCACCTTTGTAATCTGCTAAGTGATTAATTACTTGCTGAGTTAATTCAGCTTGATTTATTGTTTTAGCCATTTCGTCAAACGCTTTTGACCATGTCCAATTAGAAGGAGAATTATAGTTATACATAGTTATTTATTTTTTATTAGTTATTAATTAGTTAGTGATGTAAGCCCATAGTATTGTTACGAAGAAGCATATTGCGAAGTATAATAACACTTCAAATCCATCAGTTGTAAAATCAGTTTTCTTTTTCATATTTATTTATTTTAGTGACTTGGTGAGGAATCGAACCTCACTGTACTCCGAGCAAATCATGGTCAAGTGTTCGTTTTATTTATAGACGCTAAATTATGACTATCAACTACGTCGTTTGTTTATTATATTATCCAATTAGTATCGTAAATACAATGTAACTATTTAGAGTATAAACCTGTTTGTACATCATACTTAGACTTTTGAAATACTTTACAGTCAATATTTGAAGTAGCTTTATAACTCTTTGAAGTGGCACATGAAGTAGCGCAAGCGATAGTTAGTATTAGCATTCCAGTTATTACTGTAAAAGTTATTATTTTTTCTAGGTTAAACCAGATTTGGTTTTTGGTATATTTATTCATTTTAAGTTAAATTAAAGGTGTATATTTATTTAATTGTTATTTTTATAGTTATAGTATTACACTTGATATCTCAATATCTTACATAGATATTAAATATATTAATATTTAAGTGTAGTATGACAATAGCTTGTTAGTATATAATAGTAGCAGGCTACTGTCACATGTTACTTATGAGATTTCACTTAGTTCTCTACAGAATTTTGGTACAGTATTTGAGTTAGTATAACTTCCATACTCTTGAAAACAATTCATAGTTTCAAACTTTTCTTGAAATGTAGTATATATTTCATCGTGGTCATAAGTGAAAGTAATATCTTTCTTGTTAGTAAATGTTATTACTGCATTTTCGCCGATTAGAGATTTTCTTATTACAAATCTTTTAGTTGTTAATTTATTCATAGTTATTTATTTTTATTTATTATTTATTTAGTTTACATTTATAATATCCATTGAGTGTCGTATTTACAATGTAATATTTATTTTATTAATTTAATTTATTTGTGTTGCTTTTTGCATTACATATATATTATCCAAACGATATCGTATTTACAATGTAGTACGCATCGTCAAATGTTTAAAAAAAATCTATAATTTTTAAAAAAAAGGCAAAATCTTTTAAAAAAAATCAAAAATGGCAAGGGGGCCCCCGCAAGAAAAAACCAATTTGTAACTAGCTGATAGTCAGCGAGATAGGGCCTATTGGTCAAAACTTCAGTATTTCTAACAATATTTACAAAAAGTGTGACATTAGGTTGTTAATATAGAAGAATAACAGGCTAGTGTCACAGTTTCACCTCATCAAACCGCTTATCTTTATGTAAATTTCACTAATTACCTGTAAATAACTATATTATAGCTATAAAACAAAGAAATTACAAATATTAATACGTATTAAAATAAACAACATGGCATCAAATATTAAAAAAAGGGCTAAAATAACAAAAGACGAAATGTTAGATAAAGTTACCGATTCTCCAATTGGTAAAATAGTTCCAGGAGAAAAGAAATACTATAAAAGAGGTAAAGGAAAAGGTAATGTTAAGGTCGAATATCACACAGAAGTAGACGAAAACGCTGAAGCTTCTAAGGAAATGAAAATGACTGCAGAGGAAATGAAGGTCAAGGCTTGGGATAAGCGTAGATATAATAGAGATGGTACATTAAACGAAAAGAGATCGAAAAGTTATGTTAGACCTGATATCGCAGAAGAGAATAAAGAAAATCCAGAACAAAGTTTTGCTTCAATTGATGCATATAGAAGTGAGCAACAGAATGTAGCGGACCAAGTTGAAGGAGCTGAAGGAAAACCAAAAGAAGCTGAGGATTCTTATACTAAAAAGAAAGGTCCTTTAGAAAAAAGAAATGATTACATGAGAATGGAAGGCATGGTAAATACAGTTGGAAGAATGCAAGGTGATATGTCTCCAGAGGCTGATTCATTTTATTCTGAATCTAATCCAGTGCAAAAACAAAGTCCAAATCCTGTAGGTCAGAAGTTAAAAGCGTGGAATCGTAAGAGAAAAGCAAAAGGGCTTTTTGGACAGAAATCTAGAACGATAAAGGCAGAATTTTAAAATAGATAAGACATGGCAATAATATTTAGTTATCCAACTTTAACTAACTTACAGCAAGAAGATTTACTGCTTGTAAGTGATGTTTCAGCAAAGGATAAACCAACGAAACAAATAACGGTAAAGCAAATAACAGATCTAATACCAGCCTTAGTACCAGGTGGAGGAACTGTAACAAGTGTTGAGCTTAGTGGTGGTAGCACTGGTATAACCGTAACAGCTACTAATGGTAATCCGATAACTACTAATGGTACATTTACATTAGGCGGCGTTTTAAACCAAGGCTTTGGTGGTACAGGTTTTAATTCGTACGGTGCTTATGAAATGATTTTATCAGATGCCTCAGGTGCTTTAACTAAGTTATCTCCAGGTACGGCAAATCAAATATTAGCAATGTCAGCGGATACTACACCGGTTCCACAATGGACAACCATTACAACTGGTGGTACTGTTACATCGGTTAACGTATTAGGTGGAAACACTGGTCTTGCTTTTACAGGTGGACCAATTTTAAACTCAGGTGATATAACTGCTGCAGATACATCTAGACTTAAAGTAGCTTATGGTGGAACTTGGGATGGCACTACAGCTGGTACATGGACACAACAGCAAGCAATAGATACATTAACAAACGCTAGTAGTGGAACACTTGGCCAAGTACTTGCTATAGATGCAAGTGGTAATGCTACGTTCTCTACTATTACAACGGGTGTTTCTTCTTGGTCTGGTGGAACAACAGGATTACAAGCTAGTGGTACAGATCCTGGCACAGGCGCTGTTGTACTAACAGGAACACTAAACGCATCGTCTGGTGGTACTGGTATAACATCTTTTAGTGCTAGTGATGATAAGTGTCTATTCTTCTACGATAATAGCGCACCAACAATATTACAAAAACTTGCTTTAGGAAGCGCAAACCAAACACTAACAGTTAACGCAGCAGGAAATGCTATAGAATGGTCTTCTTCAAGTAGCTCTGTATCTGGTGGTGGTACCGCTGGTTATCAAACAAGATGGATAGGTAGTTCTAATTTAGGTAATGCATCGATATTAGATGATGGTCAATTTATTGCTTATGGGTTAACAGCTGTAGATACTACATGTGCTTTCTATATACGAGGTAAAGCAACTAAAGGACAACTTACAGTTCAGAGTTTAGGTGACAACGCTTCTCACGCTGGTAGTTTCCTAGCAGGAACAGAATATACTGGTACAGGTGAAATTGTAGCTCTTAAAGCTAATATGTCATCTACACTGTCATCTGGTAATGCATTTGCTATAACAGGTACTTCTACAAGTGCTAGAGAGGGATTAAATATAGCTGGTGTGTTTACTGCTAGCAATAGTGGAGCAGGTGAAGCTTATGCTGTTAGATTAGTAGATGGTAGCGAATCTGTTGGTAAATACTTAAAATGTGTTACAGCACAAGGAGATGGGCAATGGGCTACTATAGCTGATACAGATACTACTTATACTATACAAGTACCATCTCAAGGAGCTAATCCTTATGCTTCTATAGATCTAGTTTCAAGTGGTCTTTCACCAGTAGTAGCTGTTAAAATGGCCGCTAACTCTGCATCTGTAACAAATACAGATTTAATTGTAGATGGAAATGATTCAACAGATACAATATCATATGCTCATAAAGATTTATTTACTGGTACACCAGGTACATTTATAGGAGTTTCAGACATAACTGTTAATTCTTCAGGACACGTTACAGCCGCTGTTTCAGAAAAATTTGTTGGTAGTGTAATAAAAGGTATAGACCCTGGACTAGCAGGTTTCCAAACTGAGAGTGCTTTACAACAAATAGCAATACCAATGCCAGTAAATGGAACTGGTAAACCTGGAGATTTAAAGGTAACAATAGTTAATAATGGTACAAACAGTAATGTAATTAAATGTGCGTTCTATAGTGGAAACATAGGTGAAGCTTTAGGTGGTGGTAATAGATTAACAACATGGGGAACAGCAAGCATCGGCATTGGAACCAATGTTGGAGTTGCAATTCCCGTAGACAGTAATTATCAAACAGCTCCACAGGATAAATTCTCAGAAGGTAATTATATAATGATATTAGAAATTCCTAGTACAATGCAACTACTTTCAATTAGTCAAGATGGTGATTTAACAAATGGTGGGTGTTTTGTGACTGGTACTATATTTGGTGCTTTTCCATCATACACACCTGTACAAGACTTGACAGGAATTACAAAGACTACTAGAGTTGCTGGAAGTCCAATTAAATTACCTACTTTTGAATGGGTATCAGCTTAAATAACCGAACTATCAAGTGATAGTATAAATAACCAACGTTTAACATAAAACCAAATAACATGACGTTTTTATACACCAGCGGCTTTAGAGCTGCTACACAACCAGATCAAAGAGTGATCGACCATTGGAAACATATAACCAAAAAGAGCAATTGGAGAATTGTTCAGTTACCAAATGGATTTTTTCAAACCGAGTACAAACATCCAGACGAAGATGACTGGATCGATGTAACAAGAAGAGAAACTATGGATGGCGCTGAAGCTGCTATTGATGGTTCTATAGAACATTACACAAAAAAATTAGAGTTCTTAAAAGGACCTAAAGTAGTTAAAACATTTAATGATTAAAAAATGACATTAGTAAGAAAAGAATTGTACCAAAGTTTAATCGCAAGCCGAGATGAACAATTGGCTAAAATTGAAGCGGCTAAAACTAAGTTTAAAGAACTTACAGATGAACTCAAGGTTGAACAAAAATTTGTAGATAATTTTGACAAAACTCAAGCTGACTTAGCTGATTCCATAACTCAATTAGAGTCTGAAATAACAAGACTTGAAGAGTTGGTAGCGAAGACAAAAAATGATATGGAATCTACAGATGCGCAGATTGAAAAAGCTCAATCAGAACTTGATGAAGCACAAAACACTGCAAACGCTGAAAAAGACAAACTTAAAGAGTTGGAAAAAGAAGGTGGCACAGCTGATCAAATAGCTGCGCAACAACAAAAAGTTGATAAAGCTGAAGCTGTTGTAAGTTCATTACAAGAGTATATAAATGCTTCAAAAGCTAAGCAAGAATCTAGAGAAGCATTAATCAATTCATCTAAAGTACAAATTGAGACAAATACTAAAGCTGTTTCAGAATCTAAAAAGCAAATAGAAGATAACAAGGAGAGAGAGAAAAATTCAGCTGATGTTATACCTGCTCTTGAAACAAATATAGCAGATTTAACTTCTACTATAGCTGCGCTTGAAGCGGAGTATGCTGATTTTTTAGCCAAAAACCAAAGTACTATTGATAACTTTGAAGATCAACAGTATAGGAGAGATGCTAACATTCCTAAAGAAGACGAGACTAGAGTTTTCTTTAGACAACCTGCAAACATCTCTGTAATCAATGAAGCTAATGTTGTAATGAAAGGTGTTATCGATGATGAGCTAAATGCTACTGATCCTGAAAAATCTGAAAGATCAAAATGGGTTGAAGCGGGTAGAGCAAAGGATCTTAACCCTTATTATCTCAATGCTAGTGAAGCAGCTGATTTAGCTTTAGCTAATACATGGTCAACTAAAGTAGTTGCTCAAAAAATATATGAAGAAGCATCGAAAGGTAATTTTGAAGCTTCTTTTGGAGCGCTACCAAACACTGTTGTCTATGCGCTGCAAGCTGCTGGATATAAAATTCAAATGACAGATGCTGCTCTAGCACAAGCTGAAATAATTGTAAGTTGGCAAAATTTAGACGAGTCATGATATAAAGACACAAAAAATCAAATCTAATTTAATTTAATCAAATGAGTGAAACAATTGTAAAGCATCTTAACTTCGGAGATGATGCTAAAAATAAAATATTCGAAGGTATTGATAAACTCACTAAAGCTGTTAGCTCCACGTTAGGAGCTAGCGGCAAGTGTGTAATAATGGAAGACGGATCAGGAGAACCACAAATAACAAAAGACGGAGTTACAGTGGCTGATTCAGTTGTATTACTAGATCCTGTAGAAAATATGGGTGCAAAGCTTTTAAAAGAAGCAGCTAGAAAAACAGTAAGAGAAGCAGGCGACGGAACGACGACTGCCACGGTTTTAGCACACGCTATATTATGTGAAGCATACAAAGTGATAAAATCGGAAAATCCGCGAAATTTAAAAGAAGGAATTAATTTAGCTGTTGACAAAGTAGTGTCTTACCTTGAGAAAATATCTTCTAAAGTTGAAGGTGGTAGAATAGAACAAGTAGCTACTATATCAGCTAATAACGACCGTGAGCTAGGCCAACTCATTGGTCATGCATTTAGATCTGTTGATGAAACAGGTATAGTTACAATGGAGACTCATGACAAGCCAGAAACAGTTGTAGAACAAGTAGAGGGAGTTCAATATGATTCTGGATATATGAGTTCTCACTTTGTTACAAATAAAGAAAATAATACCGCAGAATTAGAAAATCCTTTAGTTTTACTAGTTGAAAGTAATATTGAAAACGTTAGAAGAATACAATCTGTATTGGAACACGTTATCAAAACAAAAAAAAGTTTATTAATAATAGCAGACATAGATCCACAAGTTATGAATGCTTTAGCTATGAACAAGGTTAAAGGAAATATTAAAGTTAATGTTATAGCTGCTCCACCTTATGGTGTTAACAAAAAAGATACGTTAGATGATTTAGCTGCTTTAACTGGTGCAACTGTAATAAACGAAAACTTAGGTGATGATATGGATCTTATACAACCCGAACATTTAGGGATTGTAGATAGATGTGTATCTACAAAAACAGAGACAATAATACAAGTTAACGAGTTACCGGAGGAAGTTACAGAACTTATAAAATCTATTAGTAAAAAACTTAAAAACTCTACAAATCCTAATCATGTTATAAAATATGAAAAAAGATTAGCTAGACTTTCAGCAAAGGTGGCAACAGTAAAAGTTGGCGCTAATTCTGCAGTAGAGCTAAAGGAAAAAAGAGATAGAGTTGAAGATGCTATTTGTGCTACAAAAGCCGCGATAAAAGAAGGTATAGTGCCTGGAGGAGGGATTGCTTTGCTAAATGCAGCTAACAGTATAACACCTAAATCTATATCAGAAGAAGTATTGTTAAATGCTATAAAAGCTCCTTATAAGACAATATTAGATAACGCTGGTATATTAGATTATGAAGCTCCAAAAACTAAAGGTAAAGGATTAGATGTGGTTACAGGTAAAACGGTAAGTATGGTAAAGTCCGGAATAATAGATCCTTTGCTAGTTACTAAAAGTGCACTACGAAACGCGGCTTCTGTGGCAACAACCATATTATCAACTGATTGTGTAATTAATAATTTAAGAGCATGAGAGCAGTAGGTAAATACATAGTTATAGATCCAATAAAAGAAGAAAATAAAGTAACTGAAGGTGGGTTAATATTAGGAGAAGCTCAAAGAGAAGACGTAAGATATAGACAAGCAGAAGTTTTAGTTGTTGGTGGATCTGTTGAAGGTTTAAAGAAAGGTGATAAAATATATTATGACAAAGGTTCTGGTTTTAATATCGAGATAAAAGGTATTAATTACAAGGTTATAAAAGAGTTTGATGTTGTTGTTGTTCTATGAGAAAAATAGACGTAGACGATTTAAAAAACATAAAGATATTACAACATTACAGAATTATACGTAAATGGGCTTCTAAAACCTGTAATATTAAAGAAGCGGACCTTGAGTTGTTAATGTACTTAGATGGTTTAAAATTCTTCAGCAAACAAGATTTTAAAATGGGTGTATACTCTTATAGTTGGGATAATAGAAGATGGAATAGATTATTAAAAGAAGACTGGATAGTTGTTTGGAGGAGAAGAAATAGAACTACTCAAAAATACAATATATATGTCACATCTAGAAAATTTAAACACTTACTTAATAGAATATATAAAATAATATTAGGAGATGAGGATATACCCATAAATAAAAAATCTAACTATATTATGAAAGGTGAAGGATATATGAACAAAGTATTAAGCAAATCAATAATAAACATAAACGCTGATAAAAGAAGAGGTAATGGCTAAATTTGAAATGAAAGGATTTCCAGTACACCATACAGGTGTGCAGAATAAGAGCTCGGTAAGTTTCAAGAGTAAGTCTCCTGTATTAGCCACAGCTCAAGAAAATCAAACTTTAGCTGCATCTACTTCATCCGGAGCTATGCAAGGAGCTGCTGCAGGAGCTATGTTTGGCCCTTGGGGTATGGCTATTGGAGGTGTTGTAGGTGGTGTATATGGTTACACTCAAGGAAAAAAAGCTAATGAAGCTGCTGCCGGTGCAGCTACTGCTAGAAGAGAAGCAGAAAAAATACAAAGAAAACAAGATTTTGACAAGAAAAAGTTTGATGCGGCTAAAGAGAGAGAACACCAAGCTAATGTTGGGGTTGTGCAAATGGGTTCTGCACCTCCTCCTACATCAACGCCAATTTCTAGTCAACCACAAGATTTAGCTAGATTATATTCTCCAGTTACTAAAACAGGAGGTATATACAAAGTTATAGAAGACAGAAAAAGATTAATTAATAGAAAAAAATAATTATTATGCCAAGCGAAGGATACGAACAAAAACCAGCAGGAGTATGTGTAATGCACAAGATGTCTCCAATAGATAATTCTGAAAAGACAATGATTGCAGGTAAGGTTTTTAAAATTAAACCACAAGAATATAAAGGGAACGCTGTTCTTAATGCAAACAAGTAATGGGCGTCGATGATTTAAAGTTATATTGTTTTAATATAACTTCTTTCACGATCGCTAGTTTTGATTGGTTAGAACCTATATTAAAAATAACTTTATTATGTGTAACTATTGGTTACACTGCTCATAAATGGTGGAAATTAAAAAATAATAAGGATGAGTAAATTTGAAATGAAAGGATATCCATCTCATCATACTGGTGTACAACCAAAAGGATTAACTAATCCATTAAGGTTTGGTATTAGAGCAGGTGAAGAAGATTATACTAAGTTTAATGCTTTGCAACCTTTTGCAAACAGTGCTTGGGGTGGTGTGTTTAGTGCTAGAGGTGAGTATGATGCCATACATAAGGGTAAATCAAATAAACCTAAAAAACCTAAAAAAGATAACCAAACTTACACAACTGATCCTAATCAAGCTGGTCCTTCAGTTATGAGTCCTACTAATGCTCCTTCTCAAGGAGGTCAACAGGTTCAAGGTGTGAATACCTCAAACTCAACATCCGCTTATTCTTGGCCTTAAAAAAATATTATGAGACAGATAAATAAAATAATTGTACATTGCTCAGCAACTAGAGAGGGTGAAAACTACACTGTAGATACTATACGTAGTTGGCACGTTGATGGTAGAGGCTGGAGCGACATAGGCTATCATTTCTACATAGACTTATATGGTGAAATACACAAAGGTAGAGACATAGCTAAAATCGGGGCTCACTCGAAGGGTCAGAATAGAAACAGTATTGGTATTTGTTATTGCGGAGGCGTAGAAGCAGATGGTAAGACCCCGAAAGATACTAGACTAGATTGTCAAAAAGAAGCTTTAATGGCAGTCCTTAGAACATTAAAAGCAATGTATCCAGAAGCAGTTATTCATGGACATAGAGATTTTGCTAACAAAGCTTGTCCTAGTTTTGACGCTACAGAAGAATATAAAAACTTATAGTAATGATAAATCCTATTTATAACGGGAACTCACCGTTCTCAAAGAAAAAAACTATCTCAGAGGTAAGAGAAGAAAAAGGCAGTTCAAATGCTGGTAAATACAAAAACGTAGAAAAAGGAGATTTTTGTGGTCCAGCCGGTGGCGCTGCTAAAGGAACTTACCCTGTTAACACTTTAAAGAGAGCTAAGTCAGCTCTTAAACTTGCACACAACGCACCAAACCCGCAAGGGATTAAAGATTGTGTATATAGAAAATGGCCAGAACTAAAACCAGAAAAATAATGGAAAAAGCAAAAGCAATTATAAATCATCCACTATCTAAAGCTGTATTAGCTGGAATAGTAGGAGCAATGTTATTAGTAGAGTCACATCCAATGTATGCTGGTGTAGCTTTCGGATACGCGCTTAGAGAAGTACTATTAGCTTTTAAAGCTGAGTAATGAAATTTATAACTAAGTTCTTCAATAACACATTTAAGATGAGTTCGCCTTATCAGATAGATAATACTCCAGTATATAGAGTACCAGAAGAAGAAGGTACTCTAGGTAGAGCTAACTTAAATGGAACTATAACTATTAATGACCAAGTAAGAGATCCTGGTCAAGAAGAAGAAATTATCTCTCATGAAAAAGTTCATGTAGATCAAATCAAGCGAGGAGATTTATTCTATACAGATAAAAACATAATCTGGAAGGGAAAAAAATATTCACGTACGTATAATAAAAAGTCACCTTGGGAAAAAGAAGCTTATTCCAAGGAGACAAAAGCTAAAAAATAAACAATTATGAAATCAGCATTAGAAAGAAAAAAACCTAAGAAAAAAAAGTTAGGTAGAGTTGCGCCTAAGCATACTCCCACATCTTCAAGAGAAACGGATTACAGTAAAAAACCAGGTAAACCTAAAAAAGAAGGTCCACTAGAAAAGAGACCTAAAAAGAAAAAGAAACTAGGTAGGGTTTCTGCTAAACATACTCCAACTTCTTCAAGAGAAACAGACTATAGCAAAAAGCCAGGTAAGCCTAAAAAAACAGGACCTATTAAAAAGGAAATGGATAATAGTGCAGCTGCTAATCAACTTAAAGAGTTAGGAAATCCTAATAAAAAAATAGGTGACAAACTTAAAGCTAAAATTAAAAGTTGGGGAAATAAAAAGAAAAAGCCTATAGGTAGAGTTTCAGCTAAACATAGCCCATCAACAAGCAGAGAAACAGATTATAGCAAAAAGCCAGCTAAAAAAACAGGTCCACTTAAAAAGACTAATTCTTGGGAAGAGCATGATGTTAAAATGGGGAGAAAGCAATTAAAAGAAGGACACAAAGGACATGCTCAAGCATTGTTTGATGATGCGCATGGAAGTTGGAACTGGAGTAACTCTCATCATTCTACTGGAGCTGAACACAATCACGTTGTGAACAGGATTGCTGGTAAAAAGAATAGATAGTGGCAAAAGAAAAAAAGAAGTTTAAAGAAACAAAGGTAGGGGCTTTCTTAACAGAGAAGGCTCCTAAACTTGTTTCACAACTTGGAGAGTTTTTACCTGACCAAGGAGGTTTAGGTGTAGTAAAAAACCTTATAACAAGTGATAAAAGTATTAAGGCTGCAGATAAACAAATGGCCCTTAAACTTTTGGATCAAGACATAGCAGAGATGAACAACATCTCAGAAAGATGGGCTAGTGATATGAAAAGTGATTCATGGTTAAGTAAGAACACGAGACCTATGACGCTAATATATCTTACTTTAGCCATGACGATATTTATAGTACTAGATTCAACTGTACTATTAGAAATAAAAACAGGTTGGGTTTCTTTGTTAGAAGCTTTACTCATCACAGTTTATGTAGCGTACTTTGGTTCTAGAGGCGCGGAAAAAATAACAAAAATTAAAAAATAATAAAATGGCAGTAAATAGTTTTAATAACTTTACAGATTTAGACGCCGTCAATGGAGTTTTCCAACAGGAGCCGAGAGTATTTGCTCATGATGCAAAAGCTATAGTGATTGGTGCAATTAACAATTCAGCTCCTAACCACGGTTTAAATATGACTAACGCAGGTGCTACTTATACTGTTGGAGATACAATATCAGTTTCTGGTGGAAATGGATCATCCGCAGTAGTTAAAGTTTTAGCAATAAGTGGAGTAGCAGGTAGCGGTACTATAACAAATTATGAAGTTTCAACAGTTGGTAGTGGATACGCAGTTGGAGACACGCTAAGTGATCCCGGTGCTGGTGTAGCCGCTTTCACAGTAACTAATATAGATATTCCACATACAGCTAATAGAGGAGCTTGTGTATATGTTGGTAACGGTGGTGGAAATTTAACCGTTATAATGGAAAGTGGATCTGAAGTTACATTTGCTAATGTTGTAAGTGGTCAGTTCTTACCTATACTTATTAAAAGATTAGGATCAGTATCAGGTACAGTTGCTAATGTATTAGCTCTTTATTAATGATTGGTGGTATTCCATATGCCATTCCATGGTTAGGTGATTGGCACGTAATAAGAGGTACAACTCCTCCTCAAGTAGGTTTTATAGAGCAAGAGCCAGGAACTAACAACTATATAGAGCTTGAAGTTGCAGATCCTAACGCACCAGGTTTACTATTAATAGAATAATATATAAGAAATGGGAAATGTTAAAATAAGTGCGTTTAGTAGTCAACCGGACTTAAGCCAAATAGATGGTTTAGCAGGTTATGAAGGTACGGTAGGTAATTACACTAACGCTAGAATAAGCGGTACGCAAATACAAACATGGTTACAAAACAATTTAACTTTTGCTACAGCTACTGGAACATCTAATTACGTAGCTAAATTTACAGGTGCTAATAGTCTAGGTGATTCCAATATTCAAGATGATGGAACTTATGTAGGTTTCTTTAGTGCGCCTATAACGAATGTTGGTGTTTATTTAAAATATACAGAAACACAAGCAGGTAATATAGCTTTTAGAATTGATAGCGAAGGCGAATATGGTATTAATAGCAAGGCTTTTAATAATGGTACAGCTACAGCGGTTGATAAAATAGGTGTTTATGCACAAGCTCTTGATTCATCAGATAAAAATATTGCTATTGAAGGTTTTGCTAATGGAATTAACGGAGGGTCAGGTGGTAATATATATGCTATAGGTGGTAAGTTTAAAGCAGATAATGCTGATTATCAGTATGCGTTGCAGTTACAAGATGATACAGAATCTGCTGGAAAGTTTTTAAAATGCGTTGATGCTAATGGTTATGCTAATTGGGCAACTGTTCCTCAAGGCGTTGCTAGTATATCTATTGGTACTGCTGCTATTTCTACAGGTGACTTATTGACTGTAAACACGGTTAGTGAAGTCGCTACTATAACTCCTCATTATTATGCTGGAGAAGCAAATGTTGGTTACGTTCCTACAGGTGGGGATAATACTAAATTTTTAAGAGGTGATGGAACTTGGGTTGTTCCAACCGATACTACTTACACAGCTGGCGATGGATTAGAATTGACAGGAACTACATTTAGTACAGATCTAAAAGCTAATGGTGGTTTAGTGATAGAATCCCAAGAATTAGCATTAGATTTAGGAGCAGCATCAATAACAGGTACTTTAGCAAGTGGAGATGGTGGAACTGGTTTTTCAACATACACAAAAGGAGATTTATTATACTCTTCTGCAACTAATGTTTTATCTAAACTACCCTTAGGAACAGCAGGTCATGTATTAAAAGTTAACACTACAGGAGTTCCTTATTGGGCTGCTGAAACTGGATACACTTTACCTTTAGCTAGTTCCACTGTAAGAGGTGGAATAAAAATAGGTTTTCCTGAAAGTGGTAAAGACTATCCAGTAGAGCTTTTAAACGAACAAGCATTTGTAAATGTTCCTTGGACAGACACCAATGACAATACAACTTACGGTATAAGCATTACTCAAGAAACAGCTGGATCTAACGACAGCCCTAATTTTACTTTAACGCCATCAACTGGTTCAGCTGACAACATACAATTTGCAGGTGAATTACCGGCTATAGTAACTAGAAGTACAGATGATATTGTTATATTTAGTTCTCGACCATTTGCAGGTTCATCTACTACAGGTCATGTACCTTCATCTGCATCTGCTAATCAAACCACCACGTTTTTAAGAGCTGATGGTAGTTGGGTAGCTCCATCAGGTTCTGGTAGTGTTACAACTGTTGGAGTAACTAATAATATAAATGGTTTTTCCATAGCTGTTACAAACGCTACTACAACTCCTAATATAGAATTTAGCGTAGTTGGAGCTACATCTGGTCAATACTTAGACTATCAAGGTAATTGGAATGATTTACCTAGTACTAGTGCTGCTGGATCCGCTAGTCAAATACAGTATAATGACGGATCAAATGGTTTTGCTGCAAATGCGGGATTAACATATAGTACTGGAAGTTCACTTAATACTTTAGTTGTAGGTCAACAAGGTTCGGTACCTGGAGTTGTTGAAATAAAAGGAGCTGACACTACAAAGGGAAGATTAAGATTATATTGCCCGGATAATACTACTCCTCATTATTTTGAGTTAATAGGTCCTGCACACGGTAGCGCTTCAACATATGGTATTGAGGTTCCTAACACTGGCCCAGGTGCAACTGAAAAAATATTAAGTGTAAAAACTTGGACAAGTGGAACTGGATTAGCAGAACTAGAATGGGTTGACTTACCCACAAGTGGTTTATCTAGTTGGATAGTTGATGTAGATACTGGCGGTGATCAAACTATAAATGCAGCAGGTAATACATTAGAGATATTTGGAGGAACTGGTATATCGACTGGTGTAGGTGTTACAACTGAGAAAAATGTAACGATAAGTTTAGATAATACAACTGTTTCTGCAGGAACGTATGGAGATGCTTCTAATGTTGCGCAAATTACTGTAGATGCTCAAGGTAGAATCACGTCCGCTAGTAGCGTTGCTATAAGTGCTAGTGGTGGTGGATTTCCATCAGCTGTTACTTCTACTGTTGCTAGTCCATTAGTGGCTGGAAGTATATATTTATTAACTAGTAGTGGGGCAAGTGTAGCAACATTACCAGCAGGATCTAGTGGGGATGTGATAGGTGTGAAGTGGGTTGCTCAAGGAGCTACTACAGATAGTTTAGTTGTTAAAACACAAACTGGTAAAAAAATTGATGGAGTAGTTAGAGATACTAATGGTTTACCTTTAGCGTCTCTTAACAATTATTACGAATTTGTTTGTGATGGCACAGACTGGTATATCAAATAATTATGAGTTACACTTATGCTGGAAAAGGTGGTACAACCTGGGGTTTAAAAAGTTACAATGAGATATTTGCGTTAAATAGTGAAACAGCTGGGTCAGCTAATTACTGGGATAAAAGCTTAGTTCAAAACTATGATACCGTAATATGCAGTACGAATCATAGACTTTTAGTTGCTTATTATAGACTAGGTAATCCAGCTAATAAATTATTTTGGTATGGTACTGGTATTTACGAAATGCAAAATGATGGAGTATATCCTCTTAATCCTGGTGACTATGTTGTGATGACTGAAGCTAGTAGTGATGGAGGATTAACAAATGCTGTTAGACCGTCTGTAACAATGTGGAATAGCGGTGGAGACGAAAGATGCGTAGGTGTTTGTTTAAGTTCAGCTGATTCAGCAGAAGAAGGTTTTGGAGAATTTCCAGTATTAGTTGCTACTTCTGGAACTTGGCCTATAAAAGCAAATAGTACTTCTCCCCCAGTTTATGGAAGCCATGTAAAAGTTACTGAAACAACTAGTGCAACAAATAGAGGAACAGTACAAGCAAATTCTGGGGCAACACAAGGTTTAATAGGTAAATGCCACTTAAATTCTTTTGACATTATAACAAGCACAGCAGCAACTCCTACAACTAGGTCTGGAGCTTTAGTAACACTATGGGGAACTGCAACAGAAACAGATTAATATGAGCTTTTTATCACTACCTTATACTTACGGATCTAAAACATTAACAGAGATAAATGCTTTAACTGGAATGGTTGAAGGGGAAACTGTGTTTAATACAACTTGGAATGTTATTGAAATATATAATGGCTTATCATGGGTAAATGACCAAGGAGAATTATGGAGAAAAAGTGCTGAGTATGATTCACCTCAAGTAGGCGACTGCGTTCAACAAGATACTAGCAATCAACTAGCGTTGTCTAGTGGAAGTTCTATACAGGATTTTTTAGGAGTAGTATCAAGAGTTACTGGTAATTATTGTTTTGTAGCTCATATGGGTAAATATAGTGTTCTCGTAGATTACGATGAAGATCCATCTGGAGTAACAACGGGTAAACCATTAAGTATATCAGGTGCTGACAATGGTAGAGTTAAAATGGATCTCAGTCCTTCAGGTTCTTCAGGTTTAGGTATAATAGGATATGCTATGGAAACAGTGTCAAATTCTGGCACAGAAGATTATTTAGTTAAAATTGCTTTACAAACAGTAGAAATGTATTAATATGAGTCATATACCTTTTCACAGATGGGGTCCTAAAAACAACGACCAGACACAAAACATAATAAATGGACAAACTTATGGATCAGGTATAGTTAGTGATGGTCATATACAATCAGGAGAACTTTTGTTTTACACTTACCAACCAGCTAACTACTCGTTTAAAAAAAATCCAAATTTTGCTAGTGGAAGATGGGGTTGTTTCTCAGATGAAACTGCTTTCGTAGTAACTCCTGATGACAATGGAAGCGGCACAATATTCCCAAGATATTGGATGACTGGAAATGGAGCTAGTAGTGGAGGTGTTAAAGATGGCACCAGCGCGAATGAACTTTATGCGGTAGGAGTTTCTGTAAATACAACAGATGATACTGACGATTTATTAGCAGTTCAAAGTTCTGGAGTATGTCAAATTGCTTGGTATGATGGTAGTACAGATATAGATTTAGGATATCAAGTAGATTCATCAACTCAAGCTGGAAAAATTAAAAACATAAGTTCTTCAGGTAGTCAAGGTTCTTTTGGTATAATAGCTAATAGAGGAAGTGCTGGTTCATTTACTGGATATATATGGGTTAAACTAAATTTAGTAGAACTATATTCCGACATAAGACTCAAGGAGAATATAAGACTAGTTGGTAAGTCACCAAGTGGAATTAATATATACGAATTTGAATACAAGAATAAACTAATAAATAAAGGTATATATAGAGGAGTTATAGCTCAAGAGTTAGATAAAGAAATACTTACAATAGAAGATGGCTATTACAAAGTGGACTATACAAAAATAGATGTTGATCCTGAAATATTAACAAAAAAAGTTATATTATAACTATGTTTAACGGAATATGTAGTACAATACCCGCAGTAGGAATAGGAGGCTTTCCAGTTATACATGGAGAATCGTACGAGAATAAAAACAGTTTACTGTTTGATGGCTTTGACGAGTCTTTAACTGTAGATGCTCCTTATAATCTTGCCTTTACAGACGCATTCACAATTTCTTTCTGGCACAGACCTGGAAATTTAACCAACTATTGTAGTGCAATAAGTAATGCTTTTTATCAAGGAACTTATCCTTCAGGAGCGAATGTAGGGTGGAATTTTATGTTCAACAATATGTGGCATTTTTATATGTATGGTTCTGGTTGGAATGATTATATGTATATTAGAACTAATAGTGCTACTTATAATAATCAAAAAGATGGATGGCATCATATGGTAGTTACTTATAGTGGTAATAGACCCGCAACGGGAAGTATGACAAATAGTCCCGACTTAAAATTATATATGGACAGTGTTCATCAATCTACAGGTTATGGTTATAACCAAAATAACGGAACTGGTTCTACATCTCCTGACACTCGTTTTAGAATAGCTGATATACACACAAATCAACAAGGTGGAGGTGGAACGAGATATAATGGTTATTTAGATGAAATTTCTATTTTTGACAAAGTTCTTACTCAAAGCGAAATAACTGAAATGTATAACGGAACACCACCAACGGGTGGTGGATCTGGAGCTCCTTGGAATGATGGAACAGGGAGTCCTACAAATTTGAAAAAATTAAATCCAACACTGTGGTTTAGAATGGGAGAAAAAGCAACTTGGGATGGATCTAAATTTACAATACCAAATGAAGGATCAGACGCTAGTCTATCTGAAATATATTCAAGCAATCTGGAAGAGTCAGATTTAACAACTGTAGTAGCGCCATGAAAGCAGTAAATTTAACATATGCAATTCTAAATATAACTGATGTTGATAAAGTCATATTTGAAGAAATACCTGAAACAAGAACTTCAATTAGGAAATCAATTAACGGAAGTGAGTTTGGTATAAAATATAATCAAAAGCCTTCTTTTATATTAGATGGATCTGTGGTTCCATTAATGGAATTAAACCATAGTGAAATGCTAGATTTAATGGCTACTGAAGAATGGACACTACCTATGGAAGAACCAAATAGTTAATAATATAAAAAACAAGTGATATTAATAATAACAAAAATAATTAATAATAATTAAATCTAATTAAATGGAAAAAGTAGAAAACAAAATAAGCGAAGAACACTTAAATAAGATACAAGAACATCAAGGTCAATTGACAGAATTGATTAGTAGAATAGGAATTTTAGAAAGTCAAAAACATCATTTACTACATGAAATTTCTTCTGTTAATGAAGTCATTGAAGATCATAAAAAAGATTTAGAAGCTGAGTATGGTGCTATCAATATCAATGTAGAAGATGGTACATATACAAAAGTGGAAGCTGAAAAAGAAGTGTTAGAAACAGAAAATGTCTAACATTAGGAAAATCAGTATAGGATCTGATTATAAGAATGATGCTATGCATTATTCTGTTGGTCAAGAAGTTTATGGTGGTCATACTATTTGTGATATATTAAATAACGAAACAAGTGGTGAATACTCAATCTATATTAAAAAGAATGATGAAGTTTTACCATGGAAAAGATTTAATAGTAATATGGCTATAGCTGTAGAGTTTGATTTGAAATATTAATGAAAAGCTTATATAATTTTATTGTTAAACCTTATGAAAAAAGGTATGACAATACTGTGAAAGTTGATGATAAAGAATTAATAATAAATTCAAACATAGAAAAACATCAGTTTGTAAGTAAAAAAGCCGTGGTTGTTCACACACCTGCGGCTTTTGATACGGACATAAGATGTGGAGATAAAGTATATATACACCATAATGTATTTAGAAGATACTACGATATTAGAGGTAAAGAAAAAAATAGTGGAAGTTATTTCAAAGATAGTTTATATTTCTGTTCACTGGATCAGATATATATGTATAATAATAAGTCTCATTTAGATTATTGTTTTGTAAAACCTATAAAGAATAACTCCTATTTAAGAACGTCAAAAGAAAAAGAACACTTTGGTATATTAAAATATAGTAATAATTCTTTAGAAGCTGTAGGATTAAGTCCTGGCGCGCTTGTGATATTTACACCAAACTCTGAGTTTGAATTTATTGTAGAAGGTGAACGCCTTTATTGTATGAAATCTAATGATATAGCCGTAACGCATGAATACGAAGGAAACGAAGAAGAAAATAATCCTAGCTGGGCAAAAGGCAGTTGAGGAACTTATAAAGGTGGCAAAAGAAAAGATTGTAGACTCAGACGACGATATAAGCGCTGACAGACTTAAAAATGCTGCCGCTACTAAAAAGCTAGCTATATTTGATGCTTTTGAGATACTTCATAGAATAGAAGAAGAAGAAGCAATATTAGATGGTAAACCCGTAGAAGAGAAAAAAGAAAGAGTTTTTAAGTTTGCTGAAGGGAGGAGTAAGTGAGTTACAAACAAACACTTTGGAAAGAAATACCAGATGTTGTAAACCCTAAAATATTATCTAAACAAAATAGATTAAAAAAATGGGATTATGGTTATAATGCAGATTATGACTTTGTAGTAATAAGTAAAACTGGACAAATTGGACAGATCATTGAAATTCAAAACCTCCGCATTGCACTACCAGCAGAAGATGAACCTTTTAAACGAAGCAAAGTTCAAAAGGAACAATACTGGGAAAAACAAGAATACCCGAAAGCGTTAGCTAGAATAAAGACTAGGTTTGACTGGGAAGATTACTCTACGGATTTTAAAGAAGAATGGTACGATTATATAGATAATGAATTCAAAAAACGAGACGAAGGTTATTGGTTCTATAATAACGGTAATCCTACTTATATTACTGGTACTCATTACATGTACTTGCAATGGTCAAAGATTGACGTTGGTGCGGCCGATTATAGAGAAGCAAACAGACTTTTCTTTATATTCTGGGAAGCATGTAAAGCAGATAACAGGTGCTATGGAATGTGTTATCTTAAAAACAGACGATCTGGATTTTCTTTTATGTCGTCAGCAGAACTCGTTAATCAAGCAACAATATCTTCAGATGCCCGATTCGGTATCCTTTCTAAGTCTGGAGCGGATGCTAAAAAAATGTTTACCGACAAGGTTGTACCTATATCCGTTAACTATCCGTTTTTCTTTAAGCCGATCCAAGATGGTATGGATCGTCCTAAGACCGAATTGGCATATAGAGTCCCAGCTTCAAAGCTTACTAGACGTAAACTAGATGACAACGTTAAACTAAAGGAATTACAAGGTCTTGACACAACTATAGACTGGAAAAACACGGGGGACAACTCTTACGATGGTGAGAAATTAAAAATATTAGCACACGACGAATCAGGAAAATGGGAACGACCCGACAATATATTAAACAACTGGAGAGTTACAAAAACTACACTAAGACTAGGCCGAAGAATAGTAGGCAAGTGTATGATGGGCTCAACTTCAAACGCATTAGATAAAGGTGGAGATAACTTCAAAAAATTATATTACTCTTCAGACGTTACTAAAAGAAATAGAAACGGACAGACAGCTAGCGGACTCTATTCTCTTTTCATCCCTATGGAATGGAACTACGAAGGATTCATGGATACTTTTGGATTACCTGTATTCACTACGCCAAAAGATAAAATCCTCGGAATTGATAATATCCCAATTGACACAGGAGTCATCGAACACTGGGAGAATGAAGTTGAAGGCTTAAAGGAAGATCAAGACAGTTTAAATGAATATTATAGACAATTTCCTAGAACTGAACAACACGCTTTTAGAGATGAAGCTAAACAAAGTTTATTTAATCTTACTAAAATATATCAGCAAATAGATTATAACGAAGGTGTAAATAATAATGCTAAAATATCTATAGGTAACTTTGGTTGGGAAAATGGTAAGAAAGATACTAGGGTTTTATTTTTTCCAAATACTAATGGAAGATTTTCCATAACTTGGATACCGAGTTCAAATATTCAAAACAATATAATAAACAAAAATGGAGTTAAATACCCTGGAAACGATCATATCGGAGCGTTTGGTTGTGATTCTTATGATATTAGTGGTACTGTCGACGGCAAAGGGTCTAATGGATCGCTACATGGATTAACTAAATTCTCTATGGAAGATGCACCACCTAATCACTTCTTTTTAGAATATATTTGTAGACCACAAACTGCAGAAATATTTTTTGAAGACGTTTTAATGGCTTGTGTTTTTTATGGAATGCCTCTGTTAGCTGAAAATAATAAACCTAGATTACTCTATTACTTTAAAAGAAGAGGTTATAGAGGATTTAGTATTAATCGTCCTGATAAAATATATAACAAATTATCTATAACAGAGAAAGAAATAGGTGGTATACCAAACTCAAGCGAGGATATCAAGCAAGCTCACGCGGCTGCTGTAGAATCATATATAGAAAACTATGTAGGTGAATTAACAGAAGACTATGGTAATATGTATTTTCAAAAAACATTAGAAGACTGGGCTAAATTTAATATAAATAACAGAACAAAGCATGATGCAACTATTAGTTCTGGTTTAGCTATTATGGCTTGTAATAAAGGTAATTATACCCCAGTGAACAAACAAAAGATTTTAAAGGTAAGTTTAGGTTTAAAAAAATACAATAACGAAGGCTCACTCTCACAAATAATAAAATAAATGCAAATTCAAACAAACAATTATAGCTCATTTCCAGACCAAGTCGTTTCTCAAGAGAAGAAAGATAGCTTAGACTATGGACTAAAAGTTGGTAGAGCGATAGAAGGAGAATGGTTCCGAAACTATAGAGGATTAGGTTATAGATATGCTACTAATTTTCAGAATTATCATAGACTTAGATTATATGCTAGAGGTGAACAACCAATACAAAAGTATAAAGATGAATTAGCAATAGATGGAGATTTATCATATTTAAACTTAGATTGGCAGCCGGTTCCAGTTATATCTAAATTTGTAGACATTGTTGTTAATGGTATATCAAGTAGAAATTACGATATAAACGCTTTTGCTCAAGATCCTACATCAATGAAAGAAAGGACAGATTATGCTGAAAAGCTTGATAAGGATTTAAAGCAAAGAGAACTATTAAAGCAATTACAAGAGCAAACGGGTAGAGATTACACATCAGAAGAAAGTAAAAAACTAAACTTACAGAATGAAGATGATTTAAGATTACACCTACAGTTAACATATAAACAGTCCATTGAAATAGCTGAAGAAGAAATAATCAATCAAACATTAGATAAAAACAAGTATGATCTAATTAACAAAAGAGTTAATATGGACTTATGTGTTTTAGGTATTGGTGCTGTAAAAACTAATTGGAACAAAGCTGAAGGTATAAAATTAGAATATATAGATCCAGCTAATTTGGTTTATTCTTATACTGATGATCCTAATTTTGAAGATATCTATTATGTTGGAGAAGTAAAAAATGTTTCTCTTCCCGATATTAAAATGCAATTTCCACACTTAACTAAAGATGAATTAGAAACAATCCAAAAGTATCATGGTAATTCAGAATATTTAAGATCTTGGAATGGAAGAAATGATGATCAAACTTGTCAAGTTTTATATTTTGAATATAAAACATTTATTGATCAAGTTTTTAAAATTAAACAAACTAAACACGGTTTAGAAAAAGCTGTTGTTAAATCAGGAGATTTTAATCCACCAAAAAATGATACATTTAAAAAGGTTTCAAGATCTATAGAAGTTGTTTATTCTGGAGCTAAAATACTAGGTCATCCATTTATGCTAGAATGGAAAATGGCAGAGAACATGACTAGACCTAGTGCTGATACTACAAAAGTGTTAATGAACTATGCTATATGTGCTCCTAGAATGTACAAAGGGAGAATAGAATCTTTAGTAGGTAGAATAACTGGCTTTGCTGATATGATACAGTTAACTCACTTAAAGTTACAACAAGTAATGTCAAGAGTGGTTCCAGACGGTGTGTATCTTGATGTTGATGGTCTAGCTGAGGTTGACTTAGGTAATGGAACAAACTATAACCCAGCAGAAGCATTAAACATGTATTTTCAAACTGGTAGTATTGTAGGTAGATCACTTACTCAAGATGGAGAAATTAATCATGGTAAAGTTCCTATCCAAGAGTTGCAATCGTCAAACGGTATGCAGAAGATGTCTGCTTTAATTCAAACTTATCAATATTATCTACAAATGATAAGAGATGTGACCGGACTTAATGAAGCTAGAGATGGTACTTTACCAGATAAGCAATCATTAGTTGGTTTACAAAAACTTGCTGCTGCAAATTCAAATGTTGCTACTCGACACATACTACAAGGTAGTTTATACTTAACACTTAGAATGTGTGAAAATATATCGAGAAGAGTTAATGATAGTTTAAAATTTCCATTAACTAGGCAAACGTTAGAAAATAGTATATCCGTATTCAATGTTAAAACACTTGAGGAACTAGAAAAAGTAAACTTACACAATTTTGGAATATTCTTAAATCTAGAGCCAGATGAAGAAGAAAAAGCCATGTTAGAACAAAACATACAAGTAGCTTTACAAGGTGGTCAAATATATTTAGAAGACGCTATTGATATTAGAGAAGTGAAAAATCTTAAGTTAGCTAATCAAGTTTTAAAACAAAGAAGAATAAAGAAACAAAAGCAAGACCAGCAAATGCAGAATGAGCAGTTTCAAGCTCAAGCTCAAGCTAATAGTCAGCAAGCTCAAGAAGCTATACAAGCTGAAATGCAGAAACAACAAGTTCTAGCTGAATCAACTATACAAATTGAACAAGCTAAAGCTCAAATGGAACAGCAGAGAATGCAAGCTGAACTTCAAATAAAACAACAATTAGCACAACAACAGTTTGAGTTTGATATGCAATTAAAGAAAGCTGAATTAGGTGCTATGAAAGAAAAGGAAGGTTTAATTGAAGATAGAAAAGACAAACGAACTCAAATGCAAGCCACTCAACAAAGTGAGATGATAAATCAGAGACAAGGCGGTGGTGAGCCTATGAATTTTGAAAACAACAACTTACAAGAAGGTGGACAACCTCCTTTAATGTAGGATTTATTAACTATTATATTATATTATGTCAGAATTAAAAGAAGAAAAAGAAACAAAAGAGCCGTTAAAGGTAAAAGCAAAAAGACCTACAAATCTAACTAAAAGAGATAATGACGAGGTATTTAAAGTAAAATTAAACAATAAAAAAGAAGAAGATGCCGTTCAAATCGGAGAAACAAAAGAGGTACCTAGCGTGGGCGAAACCGGAAGTGTACCAGCAGCTGAACAAGCACGCGGCGAAGAAGGGAAATCTAGTGAATCCCCTATTAAAGAAATACCTGCGAAAAAAGAAGAAATAAATAAAGATATTGATAATCATATTCCAGAAAAGGATTATCCTATTGAACCAAAAGTTCAAATGCCTGAAAACATTGAGAAGTTAGTTAACTTCATGAAAGAAACAGGTGGTGGAATAGAAGATTATGTAAGATTAAATACAGATTATAGCGATGTTTCATCAGGAACATTGTTAGAAGAATATTATGCTAAAACTAAACCTCATTTAAACAAAGAAGAAATAAAATTTCTTTTAGACGATAAGTTTGAATGGGACGAAGAGATGGCAGATGAGCGAGAGAAAAAACAAAAACAACTAGCGCTCAAAGAAGAGGTTGCTAAAGCCAGAAACTTTTTGGAAGATACTAAAAATAAATATTACGATGAAATCAAGTTGAGATCAAACGTAAATCCAGATCAACAAAAAGCAATGGACTTTTTCAATAGATATAACAAAGAACAGGAGATAGCTAAGAAACGACACGAGGATTTTATGCAAAAGACAAACTCTTACCTTAATGAAGATTTTGAAGGTTTTGAAATCAAAGTTGGGGAAAAAAGATATAACTATGGCGTATCAAATCCAAAAAACGTTGCTGAAACTCAATCTAACCTAAACACTCTACTCGGGAAGTTCCTTGACAAGGAGGGTAATGTTAACGATCATAAAGCATATCATAAAGCTATGTATGCCGCTAGGAACGTTGATACTATAGCTGAACATTTTTACGAGCAAGGCAAAGCCGATGCTATTAAAGATATAACTGCTAAATCCAATAATACTAGCACAGACGCTAGGAAAACACCTTCGGGTGCTATTTCAATTAACGGATGGACGGTAAAAGCAATAAGCGGCGTCGATAGTTCTAAGTTAAAAATTAAAACTAACAAAAATAAAAATTAAAACTAAAAATTATGGCTTTTAATGTAAGCGGAAGTTTTCCTGCTAAGTTAACTCCAGCACAATCTAAGATGGCTTTAAACACCAACTATATGGATTTTACTGGAGCTGCTGGTGGAAACTTTGCACAACAATACCTACCTGAGCTTTACGAAGCTGAAGTAGAAAGATATGGAAACAGGACTATTGGTGGTTTCCTAAGAATGGTAGGCGCAGAGATGCCTATGACATCTGACCAAGTTGTTTGGTCTGAACAAAACAGATTACACATTTCTTATACAAAGTGTAATGTAACAACAACTACAGCTCCTACTGGATCTGACAACGAACTGTTACTTAACCTAGCTCAAGCTCAGCCGGATATTGCTGCTGGTTCTAGATCAGGTGCTATTAGAGTTGGTCAAACAATTTTAATGTCTGATAACGCTACAGGTTTAGTAATTAGAAAAGCGTTAGTACAAGGAGTTAAAAAATCTAGTGGTGGTGAAGATGGTGATACTCTAGAGATTAAATTTTACGATAACCAAACAAATCCTTACGGTACAGCTGCTGGAACAGTAGATTTATTCGTTTATGGATCTGATTTTGGAAAAGGATCTGTTGGTATGGATGGTTCTATTGAGCCAAACTTTACTCAGTATTCTAACTCACCTATCATCTTAAAAGATAACTTTCAAATTAACGGTTCTGACACTGCTCAGATCGGTTGGGTTGAAGTATCTACAGAAGATGGTCAAGATGGATACCTTTGGTATTTAAAGTCTGAGTCTGAAACAAGATTAAGATTTGAAGATCAATTAGAGATGGCAATGGTTGAAGCTGAATTTATGGATCCTACAGATGTTTATGCTTCTGGTGTTAGTTTCCAATTTGGTGGTGCTGGAGCTGCTCCAGGTGGTTCTACAGGTCTTGTTAAAGGTTCTGAAGGATTATTTGCTGCTATTGAAGCAAGAGGTAATGTATACTCTGGTTTTGCTGGAGCTGCTGCTCCTGGTTCAGGTGCTTTAGGAGATTTCGATGAAATCCTTAAAAACCTAGACAAGCAGGGTGCTATTGAAGAAAACATGCTTTTCTTATCTAGACAAACTGCTCTTGATTTTGATGACATGATTGCTGCTATGAATGGATCTTATGCATCTACTCAAGCTGCTTCTTACGGTCTATTTGAAAATGATGGTGATATGGCATTAAACTTTGGATTCTCTGGTTTCAGAAGAGGTTCTTATGACTTCTACAAAACTGACTGGAAATATCTAAATGATGCTTCTACAAGAGGTTTATCTAAAGAAATTGACGGTGTGTTAATTCCTGCAGGTACATCTACTGTATATGACCAAATGTTAGGTTCAAATATTCGTAGACCTTTCTTGCATACTCGTTACAGAGCTTCTGAAACTGAGGATAGAAGAATGAAGTCTTGGATCACTGGATCTGTAGGTGGTGCATA